TCACCGACTTGTTCTCGTAAGTATCGAACTTGTAAGTGGAATTTAGACGCGGGTAACGTGCGACGACTTCTGTAATCATGTGTTGCATTTTGCAACTCCTCTCAATGTTGTGCAGCACCCCTGCACTGGGATAGGTTAAAACGCTTCTTCACTGTCCATCCAGGCTGGCAAGTGGATCGTGTTCAAGTCAGGCCAATTCGTGACATATTCCTCAGTCTCAATCGCCTGCTTTATGTCAACCAATGCAGCAAGCATACGGTTGTGAGCGTGGCGCAAATACATCTCCGAAAGCTCATGGCACGCAGTGACGTGCGGCGCGTCCTTCTCGATGCAGATGAAGATAAAGTTCTCCACACGAATGCCGTTCAGTTTCAAGACGTGCATGTAAAATGCAGCCTGCAAATCGTATCCGAACTGACGCACAGAACGCTCAAAGCCTCTGGGTGATGCGTCTTGTGTCGTTTTGATGTCCAGTACAATGCCTGCGTTGCGCAGGAGGCCATCTGGGCGCGTCTTTAGGTCAATGTCAATGTCTGGCTCAGTGGCGAAGAATGAAGCCTCTGCCAACATGTCAGGATTTGTGAGCAAATGATTTGCCATGCGGTTCTTCAGGCAAGCCTCTGCCATTTTGTTTGCCAGATCATAATCAGCTTCAGTGAGCAATATCTTGCCAGCAGCATCGCACTCATCCTTCAAGTCAGACCATGCCTTGCCGCGCCGTGTCTCAGGCCCGCGCACAACAAGGTCTTTCTCTGGTTCCAACAGGTAAGCGTGAACCGCGCTGCCCAATGCGAATGCCGGGCTTTCCTTACGTTCAGCGCCGAACAAATGCGCAATGCTTTTATTTGCTGCGGTCTTAATTGCAGTCGAACCAAACGCATGATGCGCGTGATATTCCTCGTTCGACATGTCTTCCGATTTAATGATTGTCATGTTTTCCTCCGTTTCCTCATTGTTCGCATATATGTTTTGCATATGCAATGCCTAATTCTGGGGGAACTTCTTTTATTTTTTAGAAGTTCTATTTTGTTAAAGGGGTAATGACTTACCGAAGTTGTTACCCCCTTAACGGACAGGCTGGACATGTCCGGACTTTGTCCTTTTCTGTTCAGCTCTTATCCCAGTCTCCTCCTCAACAAGGTCACGCAAGGCCTTTAAGTGTATGTCAGATGACCCCTCAACTATTGATACAATCAAATTCCTTACCACCATACCCTTTAGCCAAATAATAGGGGCCTCACCTCGATAGATCGTTACTTGACTGTTGTATGAGAAATTTCTTGCATCATCATAGAACTCAACACCTTGGCTTGAGTGTGTTCCGTTTACACTAATGGTTTCATGTTCGCAGTTGCCCGGCCCAATTCCGATACGCTTGGGGTCAAGAAATATACTCATCACACCACCTCAATAAATGTTTTGGCCGCAGCGGCCCACAATATCATTGTTGGCCTCTGCTGGCCCACGCGATTAAACACGTCTGCCTTTGCAATCTTGCCAGAGTTAAAGAGGCGCTGGGCTGCGTTGCCTGCGGTCTTGTGGTCAAGCTCAAAATAATCCGCCAGCTCTGCGGTGGTATGGTACCCGCCAGCGGCAAGAATAAAGTCAAGAAGATTTGCGTCCAACGCTTCATTATTTAATGTTTGCGATTTATCTATGATTGCTTTTTCGCAAACTTCATCCTCTGGCGCTTCTGATAAGCCCTCATACCATTCGTTCAAATGCTCTTTGCTTGTAACTTGGACAACCTCAACAGGGCGCTGCAACTTCACAGCCTGCCACGGCGTGCCTTTGTCTGACTTGTCTTGATAGTTAGGCACAAGAACAGCGTTTATTTCATCGCCCGGCGCAAGGTCAAAGCCGTCAGCGATGTGAACCGGGATAAAGACCTGCCCTTGTGTTTCCGTATCGCAGGCAAATGCAAAGCCATGAGCGTGCGCGTTTGTTATGATGATCTTGTTCATTTTGCTTCCTTCAATTTAATGCTGCGGGCAGTCGCCCATAGTTTTTCAAGCGGCAATAGATTTTCCTGATCCATTGCCCAGCCTTTGCCGTGGCCAAGGTCAATCTCATAAGCCTGATCTAAAAAATGCGTGCGGGGTATGTAGCCCACAACGTGCATCCGGTCAGGCGCTTGCTGGCACACCAGAATAGAGCAATCAGCCTTGAATGCCTCGCGCTTCTTAAACAAAAGCCGCCCGGTGGTGTAGAACGTGGCTTTAACATCTACAGAAATATTATCCAGCCATACGTCTCGGCCATCATCTACGCCTATGGCGTGGATGTGGTCGAGATCAAACACCTTAGACACGGCAAGCTCAGCCTTTACGCCCAGCAAATCCAGGTCAGCGTCAGACCTGCCCTTGTCACGGCGTTGATTGACAACGCCAGATGCTCGGGCCAATTGCCAGCGCATTGCGGCGGCCTGATTGCATTGCGCAACCTCTTTTTGCGTTAGACTTACAAGCATGGCGTGTCCTATCTAAAATGGTGGTTCTTGATCCGGGTGTGCCGGAACCCAACCCCCGAAAGGCTCCGGCACACTATTGGTTTGAGCATCCCGCAACGCTACAACGGGGCCGAACATTTGCATCAAAAACGTCGGCAGATGCTCAGACCAAATCACTTGCGAGCCTTCGCAGCAGCTCGCGCAAGAAACTCGTCAGCGGCTTGCGCTGCGCGCTCATCATCGCGCATGTCATGCTCCAGCATGACGTTTAAAACGCCCTCGCAAATATCAACGCGGGTCTCATGGCCAAGCCCAAACGCCTCGAACATCGTGCATATGACAGAGCCTAAATGGCCGTTCTTCATTTTGTCAGGCAAGGCCATCAAAAAATCTTGCGTGGCTTGCGCAATTTGCTCCTCACGTTCAGTCATAGCCCTTGCTCCTCTTTCTCCAGCACAATGCTGATAATTGACCTATGAATGCCTGTGTCACCATCCAAATCAAGCCCATCCTTTACAAGCGCATGATGTATTTTGCGCCGGGCAGAAACAGATGCGCGGCTCAATCGTGTTTTCTGTGGGTGTGACCAGCTCCAGAACTGAGCCACACCCATATAATCCGGCGAGCCAATAAACTCGCGGTCAATCTCTGTGAGCTTGCACAAAGCGTTAAACGTAACGTCAGGCAATCCAACCTTAATGCTCATCGACTTCGCCCTCCCATGTGATGCCATGCTCGGTAAAGCGTTCCATTTGGTGTTTGTTGGGCTTAGTGCGCTCAAAGTTATGGATGAGGGACCAAAGGTGGCCAAAGCGTTTCATATTAGTGATGGACAAATCTTCCCCATTCTCGTTTAAATCATCCTGAATAGCTGAGGCCAATTCAGCGCACAATTTTCCAATCTGGCGCTTGTCATCGTTTTCTGACTTGTCCCAGCAATTCTCTTCAACCAAGATATGGTTTGCGACTATGACTTGACCGAAATGATCCACGGAAAACAAATTGTTTAAATCTTTTTGCGATTTTGCGTGCTTTAAGGCATAGCGTGACTCGTCAATGCACATTGCCGCCCAACACAATTCGTGCAAGCTACTGCGTTCTAAATCGGTGAAATGTGAGGCAATATCTGCGCGGTCAAGCATATTTTGCTTGACGCCTTCCCAAAATTTAACTTGCTCTGCGGTGGGTTTGGTTTCGTTTGTCATCTTAAACTCCATGTTTGTGTTGTGCCACCAGTATGCGCATAGAAAAAACATATGTGCAAGCACATTTTCCACTGGCTCCCTATATTTTAAACATATATAAAGAAAACAGACACAAGAGGAGTCAAAACCATGTCGGATAAGAAGCGCCTAATCAATTTCGCGGAAGAATATGACCGCATAATCACAGAAGCCGCGCGCAGGTCCGGGCTATCCTTTAGCGCGTTCTGCCGTAGCGCAGCGCTAGAAAAAGCCGCCACAATTGTTGAGCATATAGAGCAGCCGAGGGCTGATTGATGCTTATCTACGGATGCGATCCGGGCTTCACCGGGGCAGTGGCGTTATACTGGACCGATACAGGCAAGCTGGAAGTGCATGACATGCCAACGGTCAAAAACACCAAAGGCAAAACGATCATAAACTGCCCGGCATTGCTGGACGTGCTACAGAACGAGAGCGGCGAGCGTTGCCTTGCAGTCATCGAGCAAGTGGCCGCAATGCGTGGCCAAGGTGTGTCAAGCATGTTTCGCTTTGGCGAGGGCTATGGAATGCTGCAAATGGGATGCGCTGCAAACAAGCTGCCCGTGCAATTCGTAACGCCTGCAAAATGGAAAGGCTACTTTGGATTGAGCCGGGACAAGGGCGTGTCGCGCGGTCTCGCAATGCAGCGCTTTCCAGATAACGCCAGCGATTTTAGCAGGGCGAAAGATGATGGCAGGGCTGAAGCGGCCTTGCTTTGTCTTTACGCGGCAGAAAATATGGTTTGAGCGGTTTGGGGTGGGTGTATTAAATGTGTATTAATTGTTGAGCCATATAAACAAGGGGTTTGGCGGTGTGTTTAGTACAATTAATACAAATTAATACAGTAATTCATACAATGGGCGTATTTTGTATGAATGTATGAATGTGTCTGAAAGACACATTAATAATACATTCATACACCGGGAAACGTGAGGTTTAATAAATGGGATATGATTGGGCTAAATGGGTTAAGCATAAGATCGAGAAGGGCGAGGCGATTGTTCGCCCTGTAGGCTATCATAAAGGGGTGGAGCGGTTGCAGGGGTTTAGATCAAGGCTTGACGCTTGCCGGGATTTAGCAGAGCTTCAAGGCTTCGCAAATCGTCGCGCGCTATTTGATCCAACATTGCCGCGATGGAACGCCAGCGAGCGTGATGCAATCCTGCGGCGCAAGTTTGAGATGGAGAATGGGAATGGGTGAGAATATAAGAAGCGCCGTCTTAAAAGAGGCCAGCGAATTGATAAACGGCCAGCGGCAATCAGACTATGGAACGCCGCAAGAAAATTTCGGTTGCATTGCGCAGATGTGGTCAGCTTATCTCGGGCCAGAGGTGAGCATAACCGCTGGAGATGTATGCCGCATGATGACGCTTCTCAAGGTGGCACGGCTTAGGAATGGGCCACACCACGATAGCGGCGTTGACGGCGCGGGATACATGGCGCTCGGCGCTGAGATGGACCAAACTACATAAACTTGCGCTTTGGGCTTGTGTGTGGCTATAAATGCGCACGGCGCGTCGTTCCTCCCAAGGCCGCGCCCAAACTGGCCCGGCGCTTGTCCCAATCCATGCGCCGGGCATATTTGAGGGCCGGGCCTATGTCATATCAAATAGACTTTCGCGTTTTGCTGACTTGCGTGGATGACGACGCGGCCGAAATCGAGACCGGGCTTTTGGTGGACTATTGCGAAGAACGGTTGAATGAGACAAGCCCGGCGCGTTTAATGCAAGCGCTGGGTGAGGTGCTGATGGAGCTGCATGAAAGCGATTTAATCAGCGCGGGTCAAACCGTGCATTAAAAAAGCCCGGCGCGACGGCCGGGCGTTTTGTTGCGTTGTGTTTAGGTTCAGGCTTGCAGGTCAATCATTACATTGCGCAATGCCGTGTCGATATGCGTGTCATTCATGTAGCTATATAAATTGTCACATATCCAAGCGGAAAGCCCGGCATAATACATCCAATCATGCCGCAAGCGTTTTTCAACGTCTTTAGCCTTGCCCTCATTGATTATAAATTGGCGGTGACAATCATGCTTTTCTTGCGTCCAGATTGCAGCGATTGAGCTTTTGATGTGGTCAAAGTGTTGTTGCGTTATTTTCATTGTATTATTTCCCTTTACAGATTGAGCGCTAATACTGCGCCAATGATAAGCCCGGCGGCAAGGCCAAGGCTCACTTGAGTTAAGATTGCCTTGACTTGCCGGCGGATTTGTTTTGCTTGGCGACGTGTCATCATGCTGCTCCTATGATAACATCGACCTTGCCCAAATCAATGACAGTGTAGTCGTGGCGAAGATCGCGCGCGTGCGCTTTGTAGTCAAAATAGCACGCAATTGATGGGTCAACGCCTTGCAGCATTTCGTCGGCTATTTCGTCGGCGTAACTTCCAAAGCAATCATAGACAAAAGCGTTCTCGCAATCCCGCTCAGCTTGGTCAATATTGCCGTTGCAGTTATCAACGATGGCGTGGACCGCTTCAGCGCCCAAATGCTCATACTCCTCGACCAAGCGCGCATAATCAGCTATGGCTTGCAGGTCGGGGCTTTCACCAAAGTTTGGCAAATCGTCATAATCGTGAATGGCGTATTCCTCAGCGCCGGGCGTAGGTGAGGCCTCAATCATGTTCTGGATTTGGTCGCGGATGTCATCGACCCATTCGCCTGCAACGTCGATCCATTTGCCGTAAAGTGTTCCGTTGTTGTAAGATGCCAAGCACGCTGCGTAAATCTTCATTTGTTTGTCTCCTTGTTTGTGTTGTGTCATGCGGCTGCATGTGAAGGCCGCGCCGTGAAGCGCGGCTAACAGATGAAGCCTAATAGCCGAGCCACCCTAAAACATCTTCGGCAAGGTAGGTATCTCTATCCCCGCGCCAGCAAACAAATTCAACCCAATCAGATGCAGCGCCGTGGTCATCAAACTCTTTATAGGCGCGCGCCTTGCTTATTGTCACGCCTTTGGCTGATTCGTAATATGTCATTTTATTTGTCTCCATGTTTGTGTTGTGCTTACTGTATATGTGGAGCATATGCGCCGCGCAATAGTGACGTAACGTCACAAATTGATTTACCTTCACATAACACACCGCAACACCGCAGCGCAGAGGCGCGCCCGCGTAGCAGATGTGGCTCAATAGTGTCAAGAATGTGGCAACAATGTGGCGCAAATGTGCCGCACAATGCTTAACATGTTAAACAAG